CTTGGATTAAGTCTGCGACCTTGGATGAGTTGTAACCAACGCAGATCTCAGGGAATAATTCTTTTATATTTTCTAAATAACATGCATTAATCCATGCTCCAATAGCTTTGGCTTCATCTGATGGATTAGCAATTGCTCTAGGTTTAGCTGATTTCTTGTCATAGTGCATTTCATTAGCTTTTTGGAAAAATGTCATCGTATTATCAATTTTGGCTGTCTCCATAAATTTGTCATAACCATTACGATATGCAGTTTTCTTAGATGGTACTACACGTTCGAGATATTGTTCAAATGTTAATCGGGCTGGAGTCCATCCACAACGAGTAATACGTCTAGTGACCTCTTCAACGGCAAACTTTGTGAAATCTTGGACAACTCGTGGGTCGGGTTTGTGACGATGTCCCATTTGTCGACAAAATACAGCATAAATAGTATTATTTGTATTTACAGGAAAAACATAAGGTATTGCATTCTTTGTTGATTCAAATTGCATTCCAGTATGAACTAGGCGAGCTTTCTGAGCTTCAAGCCTCTCCAATACTGAACAATGAAGGTCTGCCCTACGGGCACCTTCAATGGCCTCTAGTAATTCTTGGTATGCTGCATCTAATCCTTCTGGATTTTTCTGAGCCTTTATCTTTTTCTTGTAATACATACCATTTTCAATAGCAAAGTCTGTTAATCCGATGTATCGTTCTTTCTGTGTTGTATCTTCACCCGAGTGCCAGTGTTCTTCAAAGCCTGCTGCTGCTAATCCGGCATTCTCCCTAGTATTATTTTGAGGTAAATAAGTTTGCTGTTTTTCCGTAAGTTCTAGATAATTTGTGTCAGGTAATTTGTCATCCTCTATCCAACCTCTATTTGAGGTTACGATATCAACCTTTTGCTTACGTGTATTACTCAATTCAACTTTATGTCTGGGTTGTGTGTGACCATCGACCCAGTCCTTATCCTCTAGGTAACGCTTCACGTCTGTAACTACACCCTTATAAGTCTTACGAACACCATTGACGGTGTGTGAAATAAGACCTATAGAGGCATCATCACGGACTACGTTGCTATTACCCAGATCTACATATCTTTTCTTAATCCCATTTTTGAAATCACGGCCATTGGGAATATATTCGTTGTCGAATAATACTGTTTCGCCTAACTGCTGATCCTTTATCATAACTTCATAGGCATAATCATAACATAAATTAGTGGTTGTAACAAGGACATCAAACTCTGATTGTGGTAGTCTTTGATCTGATATTTGAACGGTTAAGTAATTCATCAATAATCCAATTGCATCTTTTCTAGGTTTTGACCAGAAGTCGACTCCTGCGGTTTGTTTACTAGCCAAATATGGGGTCAAATAACTGGCGTATTTATCATTATAATTCATTTGTGATCGTGTGATAGAATGGTCAATCTTTGGTATGAATGGTACCTTAGATCTTAAATAGCTCAACTCATAATAGAACATGGTCATATGTGGTCCCAATTTTATGCTCTGATGTAATTTGTAGTAAATTTGTCCATCTTCGTATGGTTCGTACATGTCTCGGGGGTTTTGGACGTCCCAAGCTAAGACTTCATTAATATATGTACCGGAAGTATTACCCCGTGCATTAAAAATCATTTCATAGTATCCGGTACCTGTCAGATTATCTACCTGTTTCACAACCTTAGCTACACCTTCTGCATCATAGGATTGATAAGTTCCTTCGACACAGGGTACAGTAAAAGCGACTACATGGGCAGAAGTTCCGACAAATCTATATAAATTTTTCTTAACAAAGTCTTGAACCCCTTTATAATAATAACAATCAATAGCTAACATATCTCCGCCATAATAAGCTTCCCCATCTACAACTCCTTTCTCATCTGTGACGATATTAAATTGTACATTGGGATTCTTATCAGAAACGTAGATTGCTGGCTTGGTTCCGTTGAACCAATGTGCGTAGTTGGGCATTAATGTTAATTCTGAGAGCATATCCATGTGTTTCATATTATAGACTGTATCATATGGCATTAAATTTGGACGAAGCAGAGTGAATTCTCTATGCTTATCTACAACTGAGTTAATCATTTCTGGAATGAGTCTATGGTATTTGGATCCTATATCCAATATCTTGGTGGAGTTTCCATTTAGAACATTAACCCATGCCTTGGTGCGTAAGAAGTCAGAGGATGACCGAAGGAATGGGTGACAATAGTTTTCGGAACCATGTTTATCCGAAGTAGTTTTTAAGGCGTATGCGAATTCTGGTATTTTCATTAGTTCATTACGGCCACCCGCACCATATTTAAATTTCAAATTGACATTTTCTACTTTATAAGTCTTTGTGGTGGGGGCGAATGTGAAGGAAAAGTTTAGGTGGTGGCTTGATTTTAAGCGGGCTTTCGTACCACGAAGCGTATTTATAATGTGCATCTCTTGGTACAATTTCTGAATCTGTATACGGTATTCCGACTCCAAAGTCTCCTTCTCTGTTACTTCCATTTGGGCCATCTTGTTGATTATGTCTACCACTTCGCCCAGTCTCTTCATCTTGGCTACCACAACACCCTGCCAGTGTTCTAAATATTCTGAATATGTGTAGTCCTTTAGTTTGAGGCCGGTCACGGATTCTATCATCTCTTTTGTTTCGGCTCTGTTGTCCCACAACTTCTTGTAATGCTCCTGCTTCTCCTTTGCTATTATTTTGGGGTCTGTCTGGGTACCATCCTGACGCAATGACGCTCCAGTCTGTACAGCCAGATGCCACATCACCGGTGATCTTTCTAAGATAAGGGGATGATCCGCCTGAGAGATGAATAATTTCATATGATCCAGATTGAGAGAGCGAGCGTAGTCTTTGGCTCCCTCGGCTCGGGCTGCGCTTATGAGCTTGCCTAATTCTAAAAAATTTTCCTTAGATTCTTGTTTCTTTTCTTCCGGTGTCTTATGGACTTCCGGGAACTGGATATTCATGTGAAATTTCTCCACCTCTCCTAGCTTTTTGTGTCGAGAGCCGGATACATATTCATATTTTATGTCTGCCAATGCATTATGTTCATTTAAGTAAATTGTATATATTTTATCTTTAGCGCCTTCTTTAATAACCTCTGTTCCGATAACTTTATATTCATGGGATACTTTTCCATAAATCTGTCTGACTATTGTATATTCGTCATATTCCTCTATGCATTCACGGATATTGTATATAGTAAGTGTGTTGAATACACACGGTTTTCCATGGACCACTTTATCACATGATAAGGTTAATTCTTGTCTGGTCCAATCGTCATAGTAGTTGACTGCTGTGTAATTTGGGGTTCCTTTTAATGTTCTCGTCTCGCCAAAGAATCCAATCTTAAAATAAATCATGACTGGTACTACAGCGTGTCTAATTTTTCCATCATTCAGTGACACGATCTGTGGTTCCTTGTCAACATATTTTTCATGAGAATTGTAATCTTTGGGTCCAAGGATGTCATAATTCCGGGCAACGTAATACTCGTCATGGCCAGAGGCCACGACGTTGTTGATAGCTTTGTCTAATAAACAGTTCAAATTCTTCCCTGATGGAGTGGAGTTTATCCATAATTTCATTTCCTCCAAGCTCTCATTAAGGAATTTCTTCAAACTGTCCTTAGGTTTTTCAATGCTCTCAAACAACATCCGAAGTGGTGTATCATCAAAACGTCTTATACATTCGGCTGTTAGTCCAATAAGAAATGCTGCCCAATAGAAACAAGATTGTAATCCTAATGAAGGTGCCAAACCTACAAAGACATTCCCATTGCGATAAAAGAAGGCGAAAATGCCTCCTCTTTCAACAACAGAACTGCCTTTTGGTTCGGCGGCACGAGATTCAGTCATAGATATTGGCTTAGTTTTGGTCGCAGGTATTGCCAATTCAATGAGTGGTGCCGTTGTGTTCATTACTTCATCTACAATTTGCGTTTGATCCAGTAAATCCAAAATTGCAGGTTGTTCAACATTAGGTTCCTCTTGTTTTTCTTCTCGTATGATCTCGTACGGCTCCGAGATAGCCGTAGTCCTAAACAATTTGCCACTAACTTTAGCGTCTATGGACTGTGGCTGTTTCACAGACGCGCGATAATTTTGAAATAGATTGTAC